TTGAACCAATCAGCATCAAAGCAACCTGCACCACATTCACAATTGTGTTCCAGATTTCTTGCAGTTTAGTCCACAATCCTGTGAAGAATGTCACCACTGGCTGAATCACATTCACATCAACCCATGAAGCAAGCGAACCAAACAAAGTTGTCATCCAATCCCATGCGCTTTGCAATGCAGACATGATTGCTGTGCCTGCATTTTTCACTGCAACCACAATTTCATCCCAATAATGAACTATTGCAACAATCACACCTGCTAACACAGCAATGACCGCAATGATACCAACAATGATCCATGTCAATGGATTTGCAAGAATTGCAGAATTCATTGCCCACTGTGCAACTGTAAATGCAATCACAACACCTGCCAAAATTCCAAGTGCTGTTGCTAGAACGCCAACTGTCACTGCAATTGATTTCATCAACACTGGATGTTCTTTCATCCAATCCATTGCGCTTATCATTGCACCACTTACCTTTTCAACAGTTGGAAGAATACCTGTCAAAAGTGATGTCTTTAATTCATTGAACTTCGTTGTCACTGGTTCAAGTGCTGTTGCCAGATTTGCTTCTGCAAGAATCTGTTCCGCAGTTGCTTCCTTGGCTTCCATCTGTGCGCCTGTGGTTTCACGATAGGTGTCAGCGGATTTTCCATACAGCTTTGTCAGGGTGTCAGTGATTAATGCCTGACGTTCCTGTTCCGTTGCGCATTCGGACAATGCCACATTGAAAGCATCTTCCGCTGTCACAACATCTTCTGACATATACTTTGCAAACATCTGGGAAGCTTCAGAAGACCAGTTCAATGCATCCGCAAGACCACCTGTGACAGTGCCAGTCTTTGCGGTTTCCGCACTTGCTTCTGCCAATCCTTCCACTGGCAATGAATCCTGATAAGTTGCCCAAACACCTGTGGTGATTGTCACCCAATCATTCAAGTCTTTCTGACTGTCTGCCATTCGTGCAATATTGTTGGCAGTTTCAACAGCCCTGTCATCCTCACCAAAAACAGCATAAAGTTCTTTCCAAGTGTCTTTTGCTGTTTCCGTACTCATGCCCACATTATCAAATGCAGTGGTCAGTGTTCCCATGTCTTGCCGTAGTTCCATAGTTGCGCTTGGAAGTTCCGCAAGATAACCAATGAATTCACCCATTTTCCCAATTGCGCCTTGAATTGCATTGGAAACAAGGTCTGCAACTGCACCTTTCATGACTGTAAAGCCATCACCTGCATCTTCTGCACTTTCTTCCACTTGTTCAAGGCTTCTGTCCAAATCATCAGCCATCTGGGAAGCATCTGACATGGCTTTTTTGTTGTCTTTCAACTCTCCTGACAAATCTTCAATTTTTCTTGCAAGTTCCTTTGCTTCGTCTGAAGCTTCACCACCACTTGCAACCAATTCAGCATATTCATCTTTCAGGTCATCAAGTTCTGATTGCTGTCTTTTGATTTTATCAGTCAGACTTTCATGCGCATCTTCCACATCTTCAGCAACACGCTTCTGCGCTTCCAGTTCATCATTGCAAGCCTGAATTGCCTGTCTGACTTTCTCTTCCGCAGTCTGCGCATTCAAAAGCTGAATTCTAAGCTTTGAAACTTCTTCTGAATTCTCTCCATAAATTTCAACAGCTTTACTGACCTTTTGATTCAATGCTTCTGTTTTATCTTGGGATGCTTGCAACTGACTTGTCAAAATCCTGTGCTTCTCTTCCAGTCCTTCAACAGTTGCACCAGTTGACTTCATCTGCGTTTCATTCAGCTTGAATTCCGCACGCAGTTCTGCCATTTCTCGGTTTGCTTTTTTTATAGAATCATTGAATTCACCTGTTTCCGCTGAAAATCGGATTTTGGCTTCATTTTTTGCCATATATTCACCCCCTTCTTGATTGTTTTTTTCTCTCTTTTTCGATTGCAGAATTCAGCCAACCATCATAGGCAACTTTGTTTTCCACTACTCCAAGAACAAAAGAAACATCAGCAAACCAAAATAGTTCCTCGGAAACTTCAAGGATTTGCACATAATAGGTGTAATAGTCCTCAACATCTTCCAAGACAAACTTCGGTGGTCTGATGTTCCTTTCTCTCGCCTTCGTTTTCTGAAGGAATGGAAGTCTGAATCCTAATGTTTTTTTGGCTGTGTCAACTCCTGAACTGCATCACGGATTGCAATTCTGTCAGAACCGCACTTGATCATGAACTCTTCTTCCGTCATCAGGTCTTCTTCAGAAAGATTTGCACACACATATGCAGTGTACATAATAGTAATCATGTCAAGTTCTTCTGTTCCACCCTGTTTTGACATGATTTTGTTGTAACGCTCATACAAAGCCTTGTTTTTCGCTTTCAACTGATACAGCGCATAGAACGTCAATGTCATCTTCGCTGTTGTTCCGTCATAAAATTCAAAATCAATGATTGTATTCATTTTCTTGTCCATCTTTTTCTTTTACTCCTTCATCAAAAATAAAGGACACCACATTGTGTGATGCCCTTTGCCTTATTTTGCAGGTTTCTTTGTTGCCTTTCTGGTTGTCTTCTTGGGTTGCTCAACAGCTTCTTCAGATGCTTCCGCAATGTCTTCTTCCACTGCTTCAACCAACTTATCAACTGTCAAGATTTCCTCAAAACGCTCCTCGGAAACATTGATTGTTTCACCTGCTGTGTGCCGTTTGCCTGTGTATTTGTCTTTGAAGTCTTTTAAAACTTTCACCTTCATCTACACTTCACCCCTTTACGCAGATGCAACCTGAACCAATGCAGGTGTGAAGGCAGTCATCCAAGTTGTCTTCACAGTTTCATCAGACAGTTCAGATGCCAGTGCTTCATACATTCCGTTGCCATACTCGTCAGGCATCACGGAAACTTCCAGTTCAATCTCCGCAACCTCTTCCGCACCATTTTCAATCTTTCTGGCAACACCAGTCTGAATGATACAGTTGGGATATGCTTTGAACTTCTCAACGCCATCTTCATCAAAAACATCCTGCACAATTGCAAATGCTTCATGGCGTGAATTCTGTCCGTATGCCTGCACGCCTTCAATCAGTGTGTCAAGCTTCATGCCGTATGCCTGCACATAGATTTCATAGGGCATATGCATGGAAATGGTCAAAGTACCGCTACCAGTACCCTTCACAGTGGTCTTGACAACATTGCCACGGCACTTCTTGGTGATGACCTTGGTTTCAAGTTCCTCTTCGCATGAACCAACGCAATCTGCGCTCTGGTATGCTTCACCACTCTTGAACTTCATGCCCATTTTTCTCAATTCATATTCAGAAAAAACGCTCATTTTCTTATCTCCTTTTCTTAATTGATTGCATCATCAAAACTGCTTACCAGTCTATTGATGCAACGATTTAAAATTTCTTCTTTTTGATTCTCTCCACTGTTTGAGAAGAATTGTTGATTTCCTGCGTGTCTTCGTGTGTTTGAACCATCATCAGGGAAATACAGATATTGATATGCCTTTTTTGTTGTAACAGTCACGGAAAGATTTCCACCCACGATCAAAAGCGAATTGCTTGTTTTTGCAGGTGCTTTCTTGCCCTTCCATCTCTTGCCAGACATTGGCATCAATCTTTTTATTTCATCATGAATCAGTTGTCCACCTTCAGCGTGCAACACATCATTGATTGTTTCTTCCGTGTTGCCCTGAAAGCTTTTCATTGCTTCTTCAAGTCTTTCAAGGTCTTGTGAATTTAACCTGAACACACTCATAAAATCACGCTTTCTTTGCCTTCACAAAATCAATTGACAGCATTTCAACCACAATGTTTGTGTTCGGCTTTGGAACATATGAATACACAGCATCATTCCCTGCAAGGCGCATTCCGTCAATTTCAAGCATTTTGTTGATGACTTCAATTTCAAATCCTTCAGGAATCCATTCTTCCCTGATGATATGAACTGTGAAATAGTCGGAATATCCTGTTTTATTGGTGTTGACCTTCATCAAAGTGCGGTTGAAGACAATATAATTCCACAATGTTTCCTGCATTGACAAATCAACGATTCCATAGAATACATTGTCATCCAGTTCTTTCAATTTCTTTTGAATATCATTTAGGATCAAGTGCCTTCACCCCTTCCAAATACAAGAACAATTCTGTCCTGCTTTTGTCTGTGTATGAAACGTCATACAAATAGCCATCAATGACAGCTTTGCATTTGTTGTCAACGCCCTTCACAAGCCTGCTTTTGATTTTCATGGACAGTGTGAAATCATTCTGCTGTGCAAATTCAAGGTCTTGTTCACGTTTGGACAGTTCCTTGAAGTTCAGCTTCACAACAAAGTCCATGTCATCCAGTGTGGCAACATTGCGCTTTGCACTGAAATCTGTTTCCCTTGCCTTTTCACGATAAATGGAAACAACGCCATCATTGTATGTTTCAAACTCTTTGCCTTTATTCATCCGCTGTCACCTCACTGTTTGCAAGAAAGCTTTCCACTTCATGCTTTGCACGGCACTGCGCAATGTTATTGGCATAGTTGTCATCAAAATCAGACAGTGCATGATTCCAGTCATACAAGCAATATGAAAGAAACAGACTGTGTTCCGTTCCTGCTACACTGAAATCAAAATCTTCATCCACGATTCCCAACTTGTGCTTCAAGTCAGGAATCGCAGATGCAATGATTTCTTCAATCCGTGCGGTTGTATCATCATCTTCCCAAGTTACATTCAATTTTCGCTTGACCTGTGCAAACAATGTTTCATTGCTCATGATTCACAACCTTCTTTCTTGCTTACGCAGTCACAACCTCTTCCCTGTTCTTGACAGTGATGTATGCAGGCTCAAGACCGCTGATGTTCAGATACAGTGCGGAAGTATTGTCAAATGCTCTACCTGCGCCATACTGCTTCACCTTGAACACTCTCTGATCCTCAAGGAACTTGTATTCGTCAGAATACTCAATGACACCATTCTTTGCGCCACCCATTCCAAGGAAATATTCATCCTTCAGGAACAGAACCGCATCACCATCAGCCAGTGCATTGGAAACATACACAGTTGTGGGGAAAGGGAACAGGTTGTTCACATAATGACCATTTGCATTCAGAACAGTGGTTGCAGGCATTACCTTGGTCAAGTAGTCGGTCATGTTACAAATCAAACCAACTTCAGTGAACTTTCTCTTCTTGCCATTCTCGGTTTCTGCCATCTGTGCAACCAGTGCGCCATACTCGGAAGGCATGAAGGACTTCACTGCAACCTTTGTCTTGTCAGGGTAGCCAGTAGTGGAAGAATAATTCACGCCTTCATGAATGTCCTTAATCAAGCCGACAGGCTCATTCACACCAGTACCAGAAACAATTGCAAGTTCCAAACCTGCCATGATTGCTTCGGACAATACAGTTCTGATGTAGCCATCAAGGAATGTAGGACCTAAATCCAACATACCAAGTTCAACAATTGCATATGCGGAAAGCTTGTTCTGATCAACGTCAACAACCTTGAAAGAAGAAGTAATCTCCTTCACGATTTCATCAGTGATTTTGCCCCAAACAGCATTCTGTGCGGAATGGTCATTCAAAATCCACTTGGTGATGTAGCCAACATACTGGAAGTTGATAGCCTGCAACAAGGGATGCTCTTCCTTCAGGTTCTTGTACACATCCTCAATGATGGTTGTAGGCATCAAATCATCCTCATTGTCACTGCCAATGATTGCAGTGAATGCCTGCTTGGGATCAGCGGAACGCAGTGCGTTGATAACCTTCTGATACCACTTGGTTTCCTTACTGGTAAGCTGTCTATAACCACGCTGTGCCAGAATTGCAGAATCATGGGATTCCTGAAGGTCTGCAAAGTCTTCCTTCACCTTGTTTGCAATGGAATCATGCAAGCCTTCCCAAGCCTGCTGAATTTCCTCTTCGTTACCACTCTTCATTGCAGTAACCAACTGATTGATAGATTCTTTTTCGTTTGCGAATTTCAACATTTTTCAATTCTCCTTTTTCTTAATAATTTTTTAAAAGTGCATTAAAAAAACCACTCCATTTCTGGGTGGTTGTTTCCTGTTTGTCGGTGCTTTCACCAGTGTCATCACCAGTTCCTTCACCATTATCATCACCATTGTCATCACCATTGTCATCAGGGTTGCCCTGTCCTTCGTCATCAGGTTTTCCCTGACCTTCATCATCAGGGTTGTCATTTCCTGTGTCATCAGGCTCACCATCATCTTCTTTTTCCTGATGCGCTTTGATAATGTCAAACAACTGTTGGAATGCGTTCTGGCTTGCATTCTTGTTGTCAGGCTTGTCAATCTTGGTTGCAAAGCCATATTCCAGTGCTTCCGTGGGAAGAATCCATGTTTCATTGTCCATCAACGCCTTGATTTCTTCTTCGTAAAGAACGGAATGTGACTTGTAAGCTTCCACAGATGCCTGTGTGATTTTCTCCAAGTCTTCAGCCTGCTTTCTCAACTCTTCAGCATTACCAACTGCATATGTCCACGCATTGTGAATCATAAGCAATGAAGATTCATTCATGACACGTTCATCACCTGCCATGAAGATGACTGATGCAATGGAACAAGCAAAACCATCACAATAGGTTGTGACTTTTGCCTTGTGGCGTTTCAGTGCGTTGTAGATTGCAAGACCTTCTGCCACCTCGCCACCATAAGAATTGATATATACATCAATCTTGTCAACATCCCCAAGTGCATCAAGCTGTTTGGAAAGATTCACTGCGCTCATTTCACCAAGTTCTTCCCATGCCCAACTGCATATGTCACCATAGATATTGATTGTTGCTGTCTGCTCTGCCTTTTCTAAGGAAAAATAGTTTCGTTTCATTTGCTCACCCCCTTTCAATCGGTTGTTGCCTTCAGCATTTCTTCAGCAGGAACAAAGTTCTTTGACAAGAAGAACTGTTGACTGAATTCTGTTCCAAGTGGCTTCCATCCAATCCGCTTGCGCACATCATCAATGTTTGCAACACCTGAACCAACTGCATTGTAAATCTTATCTGCAACTTCCAAGATGTCAACGTGATTGATGCAGGATGTGTCAACTTGGATGTAATTGCCCTTTTTCCATTCGTCATAGGAATAATATTTCCGTGTGAACTCTTCACCAATCATATCTGCAAGCGGATCAATGCAAATGGAAAGATACACTTTCACGATTTCATTCATGTTGGTGATATTTCCAAGCATCATTGGCAATGGAATCTTCAATGCCTGCGCTGTCACTTCAAAAATTTCTTTGCGCATTGTAATGATGTCTGAAGTGTCCTTGGTATTCTTTGAAGAAAATTCCTGCAAGTCTGTTCCCTTGAACTGCGGATATACAGCATTATCATTCTCAATGAATGTCTTCAACTGCTCTTTCAATACTGTGTTGAAGATTTGATTGAACTGTGCATCACCTGCTTTGTAGTTTTCCAGAAGCAATTTGTACTTCGTGCCATTGGTGCGCTTGTAGGTTGCCAACGCCTGTGCAATCACTTCACCATATTGATTGTATAACGCATCAATCAAGCCCTTTGCATTCTGGTTGTCCAGTTTGAAATAAAACACATCACTGGACTTGAATTTCTTCTGCAACTGTTGCATTCCAAATGTTGCGTTGCTGAAGATGATTCCCTTCAGCGGATTTTTGTCATCAATGTCAAATTCATCTGCGCAATAAATCATGTTATTGTGCGGAACAATCAAGGAATGTCCTTTGTAAAAATAATTTTCAATGAATTTGTTGATGAACTGGCTTGAATTCTCGTTGGGATTCGGTGAAACATTCAACATATAATACAACTTGTTCTGCACTTCCTGACCATTTTCATAGGTCCTGAATTCGCATTTGCTCAATGTGTTGGCAATGTATGAAATGCCAATATATAAAGCCAGTTCCTTGAATGCCAACTGATCCAACAACTTCTGTGTCACTGGACTGATTTCAGAAGCTTCAAATTTCCTTTCCAAGAAATTGAATAGACTGTACTTCCTCAACTTTTTACCCCCTTTCTACAAGATTATAGGTTCTAAGAATGCGAAGTCTGATGTTTCTGGCAGTTCCTCTTCCAGTGTTACGGAAGCAACAAATGCTATGAATCCATCTGTCTTTCTTGACTTCGGTTCAATCTTGCCATATTTGAAATTGTTATTCGGTGCAGGTTCAAGTTTCGTGTTCCTTGTATACCAACGCATCAGGGAATCATCACCCCAAATGATTTTGTTTGACACAAACCATGAATGAATCTTGGGTTGTACAAGCATGATATCCGAAGGTCTGACCAACTTCACCATCTTGTCCTTTGCTTCATATCCCACATTTGCCAATGCCCTTGACATGAGTGAATATCTGTAACTATCAATGGCAATCTTGTCAATGTCATAAATCATCCGCTGTTGGTGAATCCATTCGGCAATCAATTCTGGATTGATTTCCACATCATCCACAACTGTCAACAAGCCTTTTTCAACAGCTTCATGAAGCGGATATTTGATTCTGTGCTTGTCATTGCAGGCAGTACAGAACCATGAATGGTGAATGCCATAATATTTATCATTGCGCTTGAATAGCAGGAATACTGCAACAAAGTCTGTTGTTTTGGAAAAGTCGATTCCACACACGCAGGTTTGTCCAGTCAGGTCAGGCATTTCACCATTTGTCTTCAGAATGTTTTCCCATGATGCAACTTCTGTGTCCTTCCTGCCCTGTGGAATGTTCATTCTCTTTGTCATGAATGCGTTGTTGATTACTGGATCAAGCAAATAATCTTGGTATTCACGCATCATCTGGTCTTTCAGTGTTGGCAGATACGGCAGGGAAGGGTTTGCCTTTTCCCAATTGTCGGAATCATGGACTTCACTTTCCACATCCAACTTACAAATAAAAGGCAAGAATCCGTTGTCTGGAATCTCACCTTCTAAAATCTTTTTACTCTTTTCAATTAACTGGTCAAGTGGACCTTCACGCACATCACCATTTGTTGAAACATATGTCCTTCTTGGATGTGGTTTCTTTCCAAGACCTGTTGTGAACACATTGATATTTTCCCAATTCTCATAAGCGTGTGGCTCGTCAAAGTCAACCTTTCCAGAACGCAAACCATCCTTTCCTTTTGGGTTGTTCGTTCTGTACTTAATCTTTGAGCGTGTCTTGATGTTCTGAATTTCTGTTTTGTTCCACCTGAAATTCTTCCTGAACTTCTTGGACCACTTCGGATTTTCAAGGATGTTGTATATTTCATCAAATGAAGTCTTTGCCTGCTCTTCACTGTTCGCACAGATGTCAATGTCATAATATGCAACACCATTTGTTTCAGTGATCAGGCAGAAATCTTCAAATGACAAATAACCATTCTTTCCACCACCACGCCCCATCAGGACAAACAAGTCTGACCAACGTGGTGTGCCATCTTTCTTGAATACACAGCAATGCAGGGCAAACACAAATGTCTGCCACGGAAACAGCGAAAAAGGAAAGTATTGCTGATAGGACATATATTTTTCAAGTCGGACTTCATCAATCTTCAGGTCTTCTTCTTGCAGAACTCTTTTCACCATTGCCACCAGTTGTTTTTGTTCATTGCAAGTTCTGATTTTGCCCTGTTCGACTAAATCAATATAGTCTTGAATATATCTATTCATCACAATTCATCATCTTCATCATCTGGTGGCGTTGGAATTACCAGTTTGCATCTGCCTGCGATTGTCAAGCCCAATTCTTTGGCACAAGCCAAACACTGCTTGAAAGCTTTGTCCTGAAGATTCATCAGGGTTGTGGCATCTTCACCACGTTGCCTTCTGCATATCTTTTCAAGAAGTGCTTTCAAGTCTTCAATTGTGCCATCCTGATCGCACAATGCTGACAATTCATCAATGACAGCCCACTTGTGAACAATGTTTGCTTTTGCCATCACCTTTTCAAGCTGTTTTGTGTATGTCAAATATAATTCCTTGGACAGAATATATTGTGCAAGAATGTCTGTGTCCAGTTCTGTGAAAATACCAATCTGCAAAAGCATATCTGCAAAGTAATTGAATTCTTCAATCCGCTTCTTGCCCTTCAAATAACTTGGTGGTTCAATGTCCAAAAATGGCACTTTGACTTCCTGCTCTCTTCGTTCAATTATTTCATCTTTTGACAAATGTTTTTTGCCCTTCGTAAGTAGCAAATCTACTGGTTCTCTCGGTCTTCCTGCCATTTTCTTCACCACCTTTCCCTTTTGAATTTAGGGAGAAATTTTTGACTTGTCGAAAATCTCCCTCGTTTTTCGCCCTCTTTCAAAAAATACCCTTATGGGGAGTGGGGGGATATTACCACAATTCTTCATTTGTGAACTTGTCTTTTCTCTGCCAATTCCCCAATTTATCATGAATAATGTTGTGACAAGTATTGCAAAGCGGAAGCAATTGTTTCTGCTCCTGCCCTTCACTATCTTTGTATGTCTTACTCAATGCAAGGTCAGGTCTGTGTCTGACCTCATTGACATGGTGAACACAATCTGCTTTGGTATATCTTCCACGCTTCAAGCATTCCTGACATTCGTTGTTGCATTCCTCTAATACTTCAGCACGCAATTCTTTCCAGTCTTCTGATTGATAGAACTCTACAATTCTATCTTCTGCAATCAGCTTCCTGATGTATGATGCAAGTGAAATGTTTGTTGGTATTCTCATACCGCATCACCCCATTTGTATTTGTGCATAATAAAAAGCCTTTAAATGAATAAAGGCTTTGCAATCATATATATGTAGAACAGTCCTGTCAGCACCATTCATGACCACCGATTGTGACCATTTAGGAAGGCTTAACAGTGAAAAGATTACGGACCAAAAACTGCTGGTGCTGTACACGCTGTTCGCCAATTGTCCATGTGCAAAACAAAAAGCACCTGACTTCTTCAGCCAAGTGCTTTTCCTATTTTGACATTGTAATTGTATCACGCCCAAAATCGGTTGTAAAATACTTTTTAGTCACACAGTTTGCAAATAAGTCACAACATATACACAAAAGTCACAATGTGTCAATTACCATTCCATTGTTCCAACTTAGCAACCAAAATGCATACTGTTTCACCATCTCATGTTCCAGTGCTTCTTCCACAGATATGCCCCTGTCACTTCTGTATTTCTCAACGTATGATCTGAAGTCATCATTTGTATTATAGAATTTCATAAAATCCATGTGTCTTACCTCACGCAAATTTCTACTCAATTATTTCTTCAGTATTTGGTATACTGTAATCAATTTCTTCAAGATTATCTGTTTCAGGATTATATCTGTAAGGTAATCCATTTGGTGCGTAATATGGTGTAAAGGTATAAAAACCATCTATATAAACTATCCCACATAATGATTTCCTCATCATCTACATAGAAATCAACTTTCTGCACCCATCTTGAACCATCATAACAAGTTCTTGTTATCCAAATCTCACAATCCTCTTTTGGAAGTTTATCCTCAATATCATAATCAATTAAGTTCCAATCAAAGTTCCTATCTTTCATATCCTTTACCTCTCTTATACACTCTTTCAAGTCCTATTGTGAGGACTTAAAATCAGTTAGATTTCTCAAATTTCTCAATATCTATACTACGTCTCTTGAAAGATAAAATCGTTTCAAACAAAGAGCATCCATCACAAGGCACACCAATCTGTGCTTTGCTTGGAACTAACGGACACACATGATTATTCAAATATCCGCACTTCTTTCTTTCAAAAGAGTTTACAATATTCATATATTTTTCACCGACATTTGCCATGTTCTTTACCTCGCTAAATGTTTATTTATCGGAATCCGATTTCATTTATATTTTTATTAGCTTTGCACCAGTACATCTTTCAGTATGGTCTTTTTGCAATTCACCCATATAAACTACTTTCTTCATTCTTTCCGTTATATACCACCAATAAAACTTTTTCTCTTTGTTCCATATCTTTTCGATATTGTCCAAGTCTTGAATTGTTTTGCAATTAAACTGACATCCTTCACATGACATAAATATGCTCCTCCATAAATCCCGATTCAATTACCTCGCTAAATATTAGTTTACCGCTGAAATACACCAGTGCGTTTTCTCTCACTACCTAATCGCACTCGTGCGTTTCCGTGTGTTTCTGCAACCATTTCAAATATGCATTGCACTGCTCACAATGTCCAACACAGCATTCTTGCAAATACTCCTTGCAATCAAACAGATTTGCACCATTCTGCCAAACTGTGTTTTTTAGGAACTCTGCCAGTTCCGTATCATCCATTGCTCTGATGCGTTCTGCATTGGTAATTGGACCATTAACAGTTTCCTTTTCATCCTGCCTGCCACGCAAATATGCCTGTTCCAGTGCTTCTGCCTGCTGTTTTGCATCTTCCCACTTAGAACTGATGTCAACGCCCAATCTTGCCAGAATATCTGCGTGCAGGATTGCAAATTGATGTGCTTGGTTTGGCTGATGCTCTTCCGCAAGTTCGTTGACAATTTTTATTGCTTTATCCAAATAAACCACTTCTTCAGAATCGTCATTGTGATATCCCTCTTCATCAAAAGTCGGTTCTGTCCACCAAGATACTTCTTTCAACCTCTCAATCATTTTTTCAAAAAGTTCTTTCATTTTGCATTACTCCTTCCCACCAATTTCTTTTGATTTCAGTGCTTCAATTCTTTCTTCTGCAATGCGCTTTGCTTGTTTTATCATTTTTTCACCATCAATACCGCACAACTGTTGATACCACTGTGAACGGAAGAATTTTTCAATGTACTCCATTTTTCCTTCAATATTTACAATTTTGAATTTGAAATCTTGCTGTCTGCAAAAACTCACTTTGTTCATATCGCATTCGATTTTATATTTATCTATGGCGTGCTTCACATAGTCATCAACAGCTTGTTTTATAATGCCTTCAACAAGCAAATCCATACCTTTATCACTAACAATTTGATAATTCATGTCAATCCTTTCTGGCATCTAATATTTTCTGCACCTGCTTCAATGCCCTGCCATGCACAGTTGTTGCCCAACTGTATGTATTGCCATATGAATCAGCCACTTCATAAAGAGTGAAATACTGAACATATATCTTGTGCAGAACATCATATTCCGTTGCATTCAGGCGTTCAATGATGCTGATAATCTCCTGCCGTGTTTCCACCAGTTTATCAATCTGTTCATCAATTTCCTTGTCAATGCTGACATACCTGATGACCGCATCTTCCATCTTCTGCTTGCTTCCTGATGTCTGCACCCTGTCACCACCAATTGGTGCAGTTGTGCCAGTTGCAATTGCCTTCCAACGCTCTTTTTCAGCAAGCTTGTTTTCAATCATCTTGTCCAGTTTTTTCAATTGGTTCAGAAACTTTTTTACATCCATTTGCATTCCCTTTCTTTCAAAATAGTGTGGTTAAATGTCACCTGCTTTTCTGTGTAACGATTTTTCACTTTCAAAGCCTTCAGGAAATCTTGCCTTCAGCTTGTCAATGTTCATTTGCATCACTTCTTCCAACTCCCAACCCATTGCAGTGCAGTATTCCGCAATGAACCACAGCAGATCACCGACTTCCTTCTTGACATGGGCAAAATCAAATTCATGCCCCTGATAACCCTTCTGATAAATGGAATGCAGTTCACCGATTTCACCAACCATTCCATGCAGTGCGTGTTGCTCCTGTCCAACTCTTGTCAAATTCATGTTGATTGTTCTTCCTGCTAATCTCTGATACTCATTTCCTGTCATTTTTCTTTTCTCCTTTTCTATAAACCTAGTTTTTCTTTTACATCAAAGAATGTTTCCTTCACATTCTGCCTGCGCCTGCTTGCTCCTGACACTTCCACTGGAAAACAGCGTTCAAGGATTCTGTCATATATTCTTGAATAGCCAATGTCCTGTGGTTTCTTGATTTCATCTGTTGTCAGGTTCGTTGTGATGATGAATGGAAGCCCTGATCTGTATCTGCTATCAATGATATTGAAAACCATTTCCTGCATGAATTCAGATTTCCTTTCTGCGCCCAAATCATCAATAATCAGAAGGCTGTATCTGTTCAAGCTGTCAATGAACTGCTGTTTTCCGTCAAACATTCCCTGAATCTGATTTGTCAACCTTGCAAAGTTGGTCATCAGAACTGTGTACCCTTCATCAATCAGTGCATTGGCAATGCAGGCTGAAAAATATGTCTTGCCAGTTCCAACAGTTCCGTGAAGAAGAAGTCCTTTTCCATCCTTCCTGAAGTCGGTGAAGTTCTTCACATAATTCTGCATGGCATCTGACAGCCTTGCATTCCTTCTGTCATCATTCGCAAAGTTCCAATCCTTCATGTTGGTTTCCGCAAAACAAATTCTGCGCTTTCGGTCCATTTCTTCCTGCAACTGCCTGTCATTGAACTTGTCCATTTCAGTCTTGCAGGCGCACACACATCTGACCTTCTTCTTTTCCCCTGTGAATGGATGCGTGACTTCAGTTTCCGTCTTCGCATGACATACAGAACAATGCAGAAGACCATCTTCACCTATGTATTCACTTTCAGGCGTTGGAACTGATTCTGATATTCTGGATATAAAAGCATCAATCATTGTTGTCCACTCTCCTGTTCTGTGTTTTACCTGTCAATTTTCGTTTCTACTGTTACACCCTGCGCCAGAAATCCTTCAAAAAACTGTTTTGCAAAGTCCTGTGCCTGTTCTTCGTTGTCAGCTTCAATTTCCTTGGTCAAATATCTGCTTCCACGCCCCCAATCATCTTTGCGAGGTCTTAACATAATTGTCACTGTATATGTCATGATTGCTCTCCTTTCCTATGATTCAACCAGTATTCCTTTTCTGCTTGCCTGCGTTTATATAAATCTGTATTTTGACACGCTTCCTTATTCAAACAGGCATTGCATTTGTATATATCCAAGGCTATAAGGCAAGACCTTTCACAACCTTCCTTGGTTTTGCAATACATACGCCTTTTGCAATTAAAATCTTCACACAGTGCCATATATCACCCCATCAAAACAGATCATCCAAGTCATCTTGTGCGCTTCCAACTGGAACGCCTGTGTTCACTGGTTGCTGTTTTCTGCTGACCTTTTCATTCAGATACGCTTCAAACTTCGTGCCGAACAGTGTTTCAGGGCGCAAATACTTTTCCCATTCAGTACCAATCCAACCTGCGCATTTTTTTTCAATGACTGTTTTGAAATCATCAGGTGTGAAACCTTCAGAAAGTCTTGCATGAATGCAGGTCTGTGTCTTCTTGGAAGATGCTTTGTACTTTGTGCCTGCTTTTTGGTTTAGATACTCGACAATAGATATATATATCTTATTTCTATCTTCTTTTTCTTTGTCTTCTTCTGAAACAGCGACGTCAGACGATTCAATCGCTTGACTGTCAGACGATTTTTGAACCAACAAACGCTGTCTTTCTCTTCGTTCCTGTTGGTAAAGCCTGTCACGCTCTTTTTTCTTCTCATAGGCATCCAGTGTTTGATGTTTATCCCAATTTGGGATGGTTATGACACCATCAATGATTTCAATCATTCCAAACTGCTTGAATGTCTGAAGTGCCATTGTGACAATTGATTCCTTCATTCTGAAGATTGTTGCAAGCATTTGGTCAGTGTAGGCAATTTGCCCCATCATGAAAACACCACTGTTGTTCTGCTTCCCTGCAAGGCACAACAATTTGAACCACACTGTTATAACTGCATAGGCATCTGGCAAGCTTTCAATCAGCATTATTTTTTCATCATCAAAAATGTCCGTTGTAATCTTGATCCACTTCACATCTGCCATTTTTATCACCTGCTTCCAATCCGTTTTTGAAACCTTCCATGTATGCTTCATCTTCTATTTGATTAATAGCAAAGTAAAAAAGAAGAATTGCGCCACAGAAGCCACATAATATTCCAAATACAAACATCACACATTCACCTGCCTTGCATAATCTCTGAATACTTCTTCATTCATGGTTCTTTGCGCTTCCACAGTGCTGTTCCCTGACAATTCAGGGTGGATTTCCTGAAGCTTGCGCCTTGCCCTTCCGACTGTTTCACAAGTAGGGAAGCCATATTCATGCAGGTGAAGGAAAAACATTGGCATTGATATGCGGTGGATGTCAACGCCCTTCTGCCTGCCTATGGTGTCACACACCCTGAAATACAGTTCCGTGTCACTACTTCTGGTGTTCGGATAGTTCTGAAGAATATATTTCACAATATCTGTTGTTGTTTTAAGTTCTTTTGACTTGTTCATTGCCTGCTCCTTTCTTCCTGCTTAATTGAATGGAAGTTCTTCATCAAATCCGTCAGGAATATTCATGAATCCATCTGAATCAGTCTGTGGCGCATTGCCCTGTGCGGATGTTTTCTTGCTTTCGCAGAAGTCATGCTCTTCAACCACAATATCTGTTGTATAGACTTTCGCACCATCTTTGTTTGTATAGCTTCCAGTCTGAATTCTTCCAATAACTGCAATCTTCATTCCTTTGTGAAGATATTTTTCAGCAAATTCACCATTCCTTCCAAGTGCAACGCAGGAAATAAAATCTGCATCTGCTTCGCCATCCTTCTTGAATTTTCTATCAACTGCCAGTCTGTATCTTGCAATGCAGGTTGCATTCTGCCCTTGTGAATATCTCACTTCAGGATCAGCAACCAATCTTCCCATTAAAATCACTTTGTTCATAATTCATTCCACCTTTCTTAATATCTGAATGTTCTGTCTTTTAAAATTTCAATTTTTCAAGCTTCATGCGCTTCTCTTCATCCGTGGTTTTGGCATAGATTCGTGTTGTTTCCAGTGAATTATGACCAAGGATGTCAGCCAGTTCCGCAATGCTTCCGTTGTATTCTTCCAGAAACATTTTTGCAAATAAGTGCCTGAAGGAATGCGCATGGACCTTGTTCTTTCTGACCTTTGCCACGCCTGCAATCTTCTTCATCCTTCGCCAGATCGTTGACTTTGCCATCATTTTGCCTTTTGTCTTGCAGAAGAAAATGACACCTTCCTTGATGTTGTTGCTCCTGCAATACTGCCTTATTTCCCTTGCAAGGTCTTGCCTGATAATAATTGACCTCTCCTTGCCCTTATTCCTCACTTTGATGTAATTGGTTTTCACATTTTCAACAGTGAAGAAGGACAGTTCTTCAATTCGGATGCCAGTCATGGCAAGAATCTTCATAATCAGATATGTATCTTCCTGATGCATCCTTTTGGCAAAGCGCAAAAGGCGTTTATAGTCTGCCAACGATAAAATTTCACTGTTGGATGTCACATTCTGCTTCTTCAATTGCTTCACCTTGCAATCTCCAACACCGCACCAGTACAAAAATTTGTTGACTGAAACAATGTAGTTGTTTATGGTGTTTGTGCTGAAGTGAAGGTTTTCAAGAAGATGGCGTTTGAACTCTATCACAGTGGCTTTATCAATCTCTTTGCCTTCTGGAAGCCACTCAATGAACACTTCGTTGTTGCGTTGGTACTTTTTCAGCGTGTTCACGCTCTTTTCATCTTCCAACTGTTCCAGAATGAATTCCTGAAGCTTCTCTTTCAAATCGTCTTTATTCATGCGCTTCCCCTACTTACATAATGTTCTAACGCCTGCATTGCTTCTGCCTTATTGAAAAATACTGTTTTACCAAAATGAATGCCGAAACAAGAACCTGCGGTTTCAAACCATATCCGCATGGAATGACTTCCTTCACCCCATATTTCCAGTTCTATTTTCAGAACCTTTTGTGTCAGCACTTTTTTATTTGCCTTGTCCACTTGGTAAACAATATCACCGATTTTGCATGGCAACTTCCAAAGCAGGCGTTGATCTTCGGCATCCTCGTATTCTGCCAATCTGTCAATTGCATCACCTACCAAATAATGATGTTGCTTTTCAATAATGCAATCATGGTTTGATTCTTGCCCTTCTATTATTTGGATATAATTATCAACGCAAATTGTTGTTGTTTCTTCATCTGGCTTGTAGAATTCAAACCACTTTTTAAATGTGAATCTCTCCATTTTGCCCCCTTTCCGTGTGCAACGAATGCATAATATTATATTGCATCTACTCAACCACCCCTGAAGCCTTGATTTCACTGGCTTTGTCGGTGTTTTTTCTGTTAAAATACTTTTTGTGAAAATCAGGATGTTTTTTCAGGGGAATTTCCCCTGCTTTTACACCCAATATCATCACATCACCCCATCAAAAACGCTGTTGGTTGCTTGTATTGCTCCATGCATTCTTCACAGATTGGTTCACCATTGATGACAAAACAATAATCATCTTGGATGGGCTTTTCGCATTCACTGCATACTGGCAACACTTCCACTGCATCTTCCAGTTCCTCTGTTTCTTCTGCAAAAGCTTCAAGCGGATCATCTATGTAACACATCAGAAATTTCACCATCCTCTATCACAAACTCAAAGCCCAATTCATTCAGCACACATAAATCTTCCAGTGTGGCTTCACCACCATAAATCAAATCAAAATCCATTTTCTCCTGCTCCTTTCTTCAAAAATACTTCTGCATACTGCACACCAAATTCCAAAGCATCTTCATGGCTGTCAAAGTACACGTCAATGCGGTTTCCCTTGATTGCGCCACCGCAGTCTTGCGCTTTGTATGCTTGTCCATTCACAAAGATTTCCGTGCCATAAGGAATCACAGTCTTGTCCACTGCAACGCTGACACCTTCCACAAGCACTTCACCGCAAGCACCAACAATGATTGGATTTCCTGCTTTGTCAACTGGTCTGTTCAATGCCCATTCACCACAGCACTTTTCACAAGCGCAGTATGCTGTCAATTTGAACTCACCAAGGCTGACAAGTGCAGGTTCGGTTTCAGGTTCTTCCAGTGTTGCTTCCACTGGTGCTTCTTCCACTGGTTTCTGAATCTCTTCCTGTGTGATTATGACCTTGCAATCATCCACTGACTTCACCACATCCATTTGTGCTTCCGCATATATTCCTTGCTGACTGGCAACATACACTGCCAATGCCGTGCCGATAACTGCGCCAATGGCAAAGCTTAATGCATCATTTTGCTTTTTCATGACGTTCCTTTCTGCTTTCAATTTTGTCTACTTTCTTCAGCAAAGATTCTGACGCTTTATAAATCATCATCATTCTGCTTGCTCTTTCTTGCTCCGTAAGATCAGGGATATGCACCCTCACAATACAATTGGAATATTCAAATGTTTTTATCTCTTTGTAAGTGTCAGGACACATATTCATGTTTGCACTTCCCTTCTATTGATGTTTAAGCCTATTCAGCAACGGATTGTCTTAATGCGCCAAAAACTTATTTACAAAATACACTTGCCCTTTGCCAGTCACTTTGACAGTTTTGCTGATGGAAATATGTCCATCTGAATGGGTGATGGTTGTTTCCTTGATTTCAAACAAGCCCTGTTCCATGCTCCGCTGTGTGGGCATATTCCAACTTGCGCCATTCTGCCTGATTAAATAACCCTTATCACGCAACCACTGGAAAAGACGTTTCTGCCCAATGTCCACGCCATTTTGCTTGATTAGCTTTGCCAGATCACCTATCAGAATAGATGACTTGGAAGCTGTCACCGCATCCGCAAATAATGCCTTGGGTTGCATTTGCTGAATCTGTGCATTCCGTTCTTCAATCTGCTTCTGTGCCACAAGAAGTGCTTTTGCCATCAGTTCTGCATCACTCATGCTTTCCTGCCCTGCTATGTAACCACCTGTTTTGCGGATGGATGGAAGCACTTCAGATGTAACCCAATGTTTGAAACGCTTTGCAGATTCCAGTTTGCTTCCGAAAATCAAAGCATATAAACCTGATTCATTGATTACTGTCATGTTCCTTCTTTGACCTGCACTGTCAATTTGGCAGACCTGCTTGTCTTCATCCATGACGTGCTTTTTTAATGCTCCAAATGCATCTGCATACCCTAAAGCAGTTGCAATGTCTGCGCCAACAAAATAGGCTTCATTATTCAGTTGTATTGTTCTTACCTGACCGAATTCAGGACTTTTGAAAATTTGCAATTCGTTCATGTTTTTCCTTTCCAGTTCAGCTTTGTTGAACTTTTTTTGCAAAAAAATATTCATGTACTTCATTGGATGCAATATCAAGAAACTCTGGTGTGGACATCTTCACAATATCAGCAGTTGTGATTGTTGTTTTACCATTCAATTTTCTTGACATAGAATTAAGAGAAATGCCGTAAGCTTCTGCAAACGCTTTCACGCTTCCGAACTTTTCAATAATTCGACCCCTTAATTTTCTGTAATCAAATGCCATTGATTTCTCCTTTCCGCAGTTCAGTTTCCTTGAACTACTATTTTAAAAAAATATTTACACAACAACTTGTGTTCAGTTTTCTTGAATCACTTTATCTTGTGGTTCAGCCCGCTTGAACAATTGTTATATTAACATAGCTTTTTTTGTAAGTCAATACCAAATAGGCGTAAAAGTTCAACTTTTTCAAACTTTTACTTTTAAAAGTTCAACATATGTGGTATTATGTAAATACTTCAATAAAGGTGGTGGAAATAATGAATGGAGAAATGAAAAACAGATTGCGCTTTGCACTTGATAAGGCAGACAAGAAAGCTGTTGACCTTACAAGAGATTTGAAAATACCAAAATCCGCAGTCAGCCAATATCTTTCAGGAAGGTCAAAAACCATGCCATCAGAAAGGCTTTATATTATTGCGGAATATCTTGATGTGTCAGAAGCTTGGTTGATGGGTTTTGATGTTCCAATGGAAAGATTGTCAAACAAATTGGAAAAGAAGTCTGATGAACAGATTGAGGAATCAGCAAATAGACTTGCTGATCTGTTTCTTCGCATAGAAATAAAAGAGGATGACACCGACCTGATGGTCATGCTCGAAGAATACATGGAACTGCCTGACACTAAAAAAGCGCAGGTCAGGGAATATGTACATTTACTTGCAGGGAAAGATTAACTTTTCCCTAATATTCTTTTCAGAAATGTCAGAACAAACAAAATTTGCTTTTCACTTAAAGTTTCAATCAGTTCTAATAATTGGGCTTTGTTATCCTTCATATGATGCGCTCCTTTCAAGGTGGGAACAGTTGTTCTTGCATCTGATATTAACTGACTAATTTGTGACAAATATGTGTGTTATGTGAATATTGTATGACTTTTATTTTTCAAAATAAATAGTGTTTCATCCAAATAAATCGACAAACATCAACGAAAAAGGGGAAAAAATAATGAATTACGGCTTTATGAAGTATGATATAAGTGATATTTCACCAGATGCGCTATTAAAATATTTGAGAAAATCACGTTCTGATGATCCTGCCCTTACTGTGGAAGAAGTGCTTGAAAAACATGACACAAGATTAAATGAATTTACTGAAAGAATGTTTGGTGGCAAGATTCCTGAACAAAATGTATTTCGTGAAGTGGCATCTTCTGAAACCATTGATGGCAGACCTGAAATGTTGCGGATGCTGAAAACAATGGAATCACCGAAAGTCAAGGGAATTGTCACTGTTGATGTGCAACGTCTTTCGCGTGGTGATTTGGAAGATGCAGGGCGTTTGATAAAACTACTTAGATATACCAACACACTGGTCATCACACCTGAAAGAATCTATGATGTGCGTGATGAAGATGACAGGGAAAAATTCGAAAGAGAATTGAAAAAGGGCAATGAATACCTTGAATACTTCAAAAAAATTCAGGCAAATGGCAGATTGGATTCAGTTGCCAGTGGAAATTATATCGGTTCTATCCCCCCATATGGATTTGACAAGACATCTGTGATGGTAGGAAAAAAGAGATGTCCTATACTTAAAGAAAACAAGGAACAAGCTGATGTTGTGCGTATGATTTTTGATATGTATGTCAATCAAGATTATGGCTACCAAAAAATATGCAATAGGCTTGACGAACTCAAGATCAAACCACCAAATGGTGAACATTGGTCACCAGAAACTCTGCCTGATATGCTTGAAAATGTTCACTATGTCGGAAAAGTGAAATGGAATTGGAGAAAAACACAAACAATTGTTGAAGATAGTGAAATCAAAAAGACAAGACCAAAAGCAAAAATAGGTGAATTTCTAATCTATGAAGGAAAACATGAAGGCATTATTCCTGAAGAATTATTTTATTCTGCCCAACAAAAGAAAGGGAAAAATCCAAGGGCAAAAGCAACAACAACACTTTCCAATCCGCTTGCAGGTATTTTGAAATGCAAGTGTGGAAAAGCAATGATTATGAAGCCATACAGCCATTGTGAAACCAGATTTCTATGCAATGACCAAACACATTGCAAATCAGGTTCAGTGCCTTGTACTGAAGTATATGACAGGCTGTGTGAAGTACTGAATGAATGCATCCACAATTTTGAGATTCGTATTAAAAACAATGAAGGTGATTCTGTAAAGTTGCACAATAACCTAATCAAGAACCTGAAAAAGAAATTGAAGGACCTTGAAGAAAGAGAACTGGCGCAGTGGGAAGCACAAGCAAGTCCAAACCCTGCTGACAGAATGCCACAAGAAATCTTCCGCAAACTCAATGAAAAATTATTGAAGGAAAAAGAAGAAATTCAACAGGCATTATGCAAAGCCTACGAATCTATGCCTGAACCTGTTGACTATGAAGAAAAAATATTCATGTTCAAAGATGCATTGGATGCGTTGAAAGATGAAAACGTTCCTGTTGAATCAAAAAACAAATTGCTGAAAGCGTGCATTGATTCAATTATATATACAAGAGATACACCAGTCAGAATACCCAAGGAAAAGATTGCTGAAAGTGGCGTTGATCCAAGGGAAATTCAAAAAGGTGGATGGTACACACCCCCATTTTTGCTTGATGTGAAATTGCGTGTGTAATTATTTGCACACGCATCTCCATCATCAGTGCGCTAGTTCATTAGCACACTGATGATGGATATTAAATAAACATTGATATATAGCTATTTTAATGCGAAGGGATGATATTATGAAAAAGTGTTGTATGTGTGACAGAAAGCACAATACATATATTGATTATATGCCTTTATGTCTTGAGTGCTTCAAATTTATGAATAAAAACCGCTTTTATATTTCTGTGTTGCTGAAGAAGATCAAAGGTGCATGAAATCAAACAAAAGAAGGGCGAGAAACTCTGCCCTTCTTAATACATTAAAGTCCAAGTATCTGTTTTTTCTTTGCTTCAAACTCTTCCTGCGTGATGATTCCCTGCTTTAACAGTTCATTATATTTCACCAATTCATCAGCGGATGAAACTGGTGCTGTGGCATTGCGCAAAGACGTTTTATATTCTCGCAAACGATTTTGAATGTATTCATTCACCTTTTCCATCTCGACTGCCATTTCTTTGGCTTTGCCAATTGTAGGTGCGCCAAACATGAAACGATTGTCATTTCCTGCGCCACTCATAGCACCACCACGCCTGTCAATTCCACCTGCAAAAGTAAATTCAAAAAAGCCTGCGGTCCATCCACAATTTTTGAATTGAATTGTGGTGATGTCATTGTAGTAATAAGTTTTCGTGCCTGCCAGTCCTTGTGAAAGAAAACCACGTTTTCCTTCTTGCGTTAATTCAATTCGATCATCATACACATTCAGCACTTGTCCGTTGACACTTTTTACACTGTACACTGCATTCATGTTCTTTCCTTTCCTTCCGTTTTACTTATTTGCCTTCTGGTATTATGGTAAAATAATAATCTCACCTAAGGGAAAAAATGTCAACACTTCAATGCATCCAATGGTCATATTGCACAATAAAATAATTTATCCTTGCGCATTCTGCCGATTGCATTATATGCCCATTGGGCTTATAATAGAGTCATAAGAAACAGCAAACAACCACTTGAAAGGATGGGCAGACAATATGAAAAAGTATTTTAACGAGAATTACGGATGGGAATTGAATGAAAGTCTTCAGGAAACCGCAGAAAGATTGGAAGTGCTTGGCTTCACCATTGAAGTTTTTAATTGTGGAAACTTAGTTGTTGCATATCTTCCAGAACACATGAAATATGAGGACTATTGTGGAAGACCTGCAAAAGATGGATGTGTAATTCATGTGAAAGAAACATTCAGACACAATGGAACAGATAGAAACGTCAACATTGATATGTTGGTGTATAGAAGTAAAAGAAGCGTATCAATACTTCAAGGGAAGGATGAAAAGAAAATCCGTTTCAGAATGGATGCTTCTGAAAAAGTTAAAAATTCAAGAATCGAAGCAATCATTGAAAGATATAACAGATTCAAATAAACCAAACAGCCTTGCAGGTGGGATGGTCAAACCTGAAGAAATCAATAAATAAAACCCTGCACTATCAGATCATTCTGGCAGTGTTTTCTTGTGTCCAATGGACATACTGCACAATAAAATAATTTATCCTTGTGCATTCTGCCAATTCCCAAATATGCCCAATGGGTATATAATGGTATTACAAGGAACAGAAACAAATCGTGTATTTTATGGAGGGATTAAACATGAAAAATTGGAATATTGATGAATTTATTGCAGAATGCGAAGAACTCAGTAGGAATCAGTATACATACGATTATAGCAGGATGCCAGATGGTACATGCAACGGACATAATGTTTCGGCGTATGATAAAGCGTGGACAAGCATAGTGATTGACGGAAGTATCGTTGGATTGGGAGTAATCAATGAGAAACATCCCAACGGAAGTGACACATATCAAATTGGTAAGATTTGCATGACAGCATTTGAATATGTAAGATATAAGCTTGCACAATAAAACTACTGATTCAAAGTCTTGTCAGTGGGATGGTTAAACTGTCAGGAAGGAAAGCATGGACAATCAAAAAACCTTAATCAAAATTGATAGAAACGGATCAAAGCATTTCAAAGGCATGATTGAATGTGACAGATGTTTTGGCAAAGGATATTATGCAGTTGGTATTCTTAATGGACAACCAGTTCTTTCATCACTTGATCATGGCGTTTGTTGGAAATGTAAAGGAACAGGAAAAGTTCTTGGAAAATGGATTGAAAGAACACCTGAATATCAGGCAAAATTGGATGCAAGAAGACAAGCAAAATTGGATGCACAGCAGGCAATAATTCAAGCCAAAAGACTTGAAGAAGAAAGACTTGCTGAAGAAAAAAGGTTGCAAGAAGAAGCCAGGATCAAAGCACTGAAATCAATCAGTCAACACGTTGGAAATATTGGTGAAAAGATAGTGATAAAAGGAACTTATGTGAAAAGTGCATGGTTTGACATCCCTTCTTTCAGGGGATTTGGAACAGATACAATGTACATACACACATTCAAAGATGCTGATGGAAATGTTTTCATCTGGAAAACAAACAAAGCACTTTACAAAGAAATCAAAACACCCATCAAAGGGAGTGATGATTGGGAAATGACATATGAATGTATCGAAGAAGGCACAGAAGTTGTTTTGAAGGGAAGCATCAAGGAACATTCAGAATATCAAGACGAAAAACAGACAGTTCTTACAAGATGCAAAGTTTCATAAATTTCAGCCCTGTCAGTAGGTGGTCAGACTGTCAGAAAGGAATCACATGAAGATGTACAAGATGGCAGACATAATTGATTTGCTGACCTTTGAAAAGGAAGAAAACAACAATGAATATGTTGGTTTTGAAATCAATGAAGCAGGCAATCTGGTGGTGACAGTGAAGGAACATGATCCTGACTTTCCTGAAGCTGTTTCAGAAATTGAACTTTTGGAAAGTGAAGGTGAATACTAATGGAATTTAAGGAAATCAGACAGGCATCAGGAATGAACCTGAAACAATTCAGTGAATATTTTGAAATACCTTACAGAACCCTTCAGCATTGGGAACATGGCACAAGGCAGTGTCCAGAATACCTGCTGAAGCTGATTCAATACAAACTTGACAACGAAAATCAAAAGAAAGGGATTCAGGCATAAACCTGAACCCCTTTTATTTTTGCGAATTTGCCCCCAAATTTCAATTTTAACACTGTACCCTTATATTTTATTGTCCATGCGCCCAAAATCGAAATTTGGCATGAATCTGAAAGCCTGACACTATTTCATAGCGTTTACAAGCTTCTGAATCTCGCTGTAATTGTAGCCTGCTTTTTCAAGGGCTGTTTTTCTGGCTGTGCCATTGCCCCATATACCTGCCAAAACTTCCTTTGCAATCTCCTGATTGGACTTCTTGACAATCTCTGCAACGCCCTTTCCACCCTTGTCAGTGATGTATGCACCAAAGCCTGCATTCTTCACCTTCGCAAGCATAGCATCAGCATTTGCCTTCTTGCTGTATGCACCGATCTGGACCTTGTAAAGCCCATCAGCCTGAATCATGTAAGTGTCAAAGCCTGAAGCCTTAATCTTTGCAAGATGGTTTTCAGCGTTGGTCTTGCTCTTGAATGCGCCTGCCTGCACTCTGTAAAGTGTATCAGTTGCAGTCTTGTCAGGTTCGGTTTCCTTGGTCATTCCAAAGTATTCAGCAATTGCATCCGCTTCTGCTCTTGCCAACAGGTCAAGGTTGTTGTCATTCAGAAGCCAATTTGTGCTTCTGGTGTTGGTGTGGAAACTGTGTTCCAGAATCAGCGCAGGAACATTCACAAGCCTTGCACCATGAAGAACGCCATAATAATTGTCATTCATGACACCATCACCATTTCTGTCACTGCCTGCTTTTCTGGTAAGCACCTTGAATCCCTGCTTTGTTCCCATGACATTTGCAATGACAGGTGCAAGTCTATCTGCAAGTCTTTTGCTGATGTCATCACAGTCAGTTGTGCTGTCACTGGTCAGATGGTACACAGCCACATAATCAATGGATTCATTGACATTTGCATTCACTGCGTTGCTGTGGTCAGAAATAAACGCCACGCACCCTTCTGCCTTCTTGCCCCTTGTCTGCAAAGCCAAATCAATGTTCTGTTTTGCTCTTGTCAGGATGACTTCAAAGCCGTATTCTTCAAGATACTTTTTCTGAAGCAAGTGAAGCTTCCACATCACTTCAGATTCATAATATTCCCCATTTGCAGGGCTTCTGTTGTACTTCTTCCCATAATGTCCTGCATCAATGCAAATCTTTTTCTTTTCCATCTCTTCTGCCACCTCTTTATCATATTGTGTCAGGTTGTAACGTTCAATGACTGCCATCAAGTTCTGAACATAGTTCAAGGATGTGGCATATCCGTCTGCCTTGATATTCTGCAAGTATGTTTCAGGATCAGTGACACCCTTCAAATTTGAATAGTTTGGGATGTTGGTCCATTGGAAATATCCATGCACGCAATCTTCCATGCTCTTGAACTTGCAAAACTTTGAAATAATATTTGTGTATGTGCCATCTGCATTCTGTTCAGATGTCCATTCCTCAAAATAATCATTGGAAATGGCACAACGCCCATCACGCCACTTCAAACCAAGATAGTTGTGACGCCATTCCGTCACGCCATCAATTACAACCTTGACTTTATTGGTTGTTCCTTTGGCAGATTCCAAGATTCCCTGCGCAATGATAGGGCTGAAAACCTTGATTCCATACATAGGCGCATATTTTCGCACATAACCTGCAAACTCTTCAATAAATGCCTGTGTTGCCATGTCTTTCTCCTTATTTGTTTATCAGATAATCTTGCAATTCATCCCTTGTTTCTTTCATCTTCTCAATACCATTTCCAGTGATGTCATGGTTGATGATGATAAGAAGGCACTGAAGTATCAATTTGTTTGATGTTTCCATCTCCTTCAATCTCTCATTGTCCTTCTTCAACAACTGGTCATGCAATTTGACCTTTTCCACAAGGTCATCTTTGGGCTTCTTGATTTCCTTGACGATTTTCCAGAAGCCCCAAAGCACGCCTGCAAATGTACAAAAAGCAACAATCTGTTCTGATGTGATTGTAAACATTTTCTTCCCCTACTTTTCTTTTGTATTTTCAATGAACTGCTTGAATGCCTGATGCAGTCCAGTGGATGCCAGACCCATCAATGCACCATAAACGATTGTGTCAACAGATACACCACTGACAACCGCATTCAGGACTGCGCCCAGAACTGCAAGGATTGTGGGGATGTATTTGTTCGGAATGAAATCAAGGCTTGTCTTGATAAGATAGCCAACGATCAAGCACCCAACCAACACCACCAAAACAAAATATTCTGTTAAAATTGTAAAATCGAACATCTTTCCTTCTCCTTTCTTGATAAAAAATAATTTGTTGCATATAAAAAGCACCCTTGTAAAAAAGGATGCATTTTTATTTCCATTTGCCTTTCACATAAAACTTGACAGTTCCAGTGATACCGCTTGAACTTGTCGGTCTAACTAAATAGTAACTAGGTGGCGCAGATGTGGAAGCGTTTGTTGTAGCCCACAAAAATGCACCATAACCTGCTGACTCATAATCCGCAAACAAATATGGACTTGATATTGTGAAAGGGAATGAATTAGGTTGAAACACTGCTGTTCTGTACATATTACCAAGCGCAGTTGTGCAGGCAAGGTTTGAAACAGAATATTTTCCCCAACATTCCACTATTCCACTATTCCACTTTCTATAAGTCCAGATTCCTGATGTGCCTGTTTCAACAATAAAATCATCAAGTGTTACACCATTGAATGTGAAATCACTTTTTGACAGGAATGCAACTTTGTTTCCATATACATTTGTGACACCTTCATTTGCAACATATCCACCATAGCCCAAATTGAATGCATTGGATTGATTCATGTGCATCACATTGCGTTTTGTTCCACTTACATTTTCCATATACACAGCCATAGTGTTTTTGAATGTTGCAGATTTGTGGAACATTGTTTCAAATGCAACTTCAAATGTACTTTCCAATTCTGCAACCTTGCCAATTGCAAGACCAAGACCTTTTGACAAAATCGAAAATATTTTTGTTGTGGATGGTCCTGTTCCACTTTTGGTTGCAGATGAAAAACCATCTGTTGCAGTCAAAATGACATCATAGCTTGCTGTTGTATCAGCACTGAAAGTGTATTTTCCATTTGTCACAGAATAATTATTCGCATATGCTGACAATGTAACAGTTGTATATGATGTTGCGCTTTTCTTTTTGTACTGCAATTTGTACACAGCACTGTTTTTGGAACTGATTGATGATACAGTTGCATCAAACAATACTGTCAGATATGCGCCACCTGAATCATTGCTTCCTGCTGAATTGGTTCTTTTCACTGTCAATGAAGTGATTTTGGGCGTGGCGTATTCCGCAACAGTGACAGTCTTGCTTGCTGTTGCTGTCCTTCCTCTGGAATCCGTCACAGTCACAGAAATGGTCAATGTGCCACTGGATGCAATGACATCTGTTTCGACACTTGCTGAAGAATATGTCTTGCCATCTGCCACAATTTTATAAGATGCAATGCTTGAACCATAGCTTCCTGAAGCAGTCACAGCAATCTTGAACTTTGATTTCCCCTGCACATATGCGCCATATGTGGACAGATAACCAAGCGGATCAGAAACAGCAAATGAAACAGTTGGTTTCTCGCTTGAAGGAATACTGCACCAAATTGGATAGCTGTTCTTTCCAATGGATGTGCTTCCGTTGAAGGTTTCAATGGTAATTGAAACATATACAGATGTGCCATTTGGTGCGCCTGTTGCCAGTGTCAAGGGTGGTGTCCATGAAATGCTTGTTGCACTTGATTTTGTTGCAATAGTACCGCTATAACTTCCACTGACATATGTGATTGTGTGCGTGAAAGAAGTTGCCTTTTTTTCAACTGTCAGTTCCAGTGGTGTTCCAAGTGTTCCATTTTCTACGGACAGCGTTGATTTCCTTGGAATGGTTGTCAGTGTTCCGCTTCCTGAACCTGCCTTTGTGCTAATGGATGAACCGCTGAAGGTGATTCCAAAATATTGGCTGAATGAATAACTGAAGGATTTTGTTCCATCAGAATTGTGTGCAATGGTTGTCGAACCGCTTGCAAGTGTCTTTGTGGAACTGTTACCAATTCCAACTGTGTTTGTGCCACTGTATGCTGTACCATTGACAGTGACGGACCAGTTCTTTGATACTGTGGAACTGATAGCACCATATGCATCTGAAATCAGTTCCAGTTTCCAAGTGACTGTTGAAGTATTGTTGGCAATTGACTGACTGGCAAGTGTCCAACTGAATTTCAATGTATCATGAGAAGTCACTGCAATACTTGTGCTTCCGCTAGTTGCCATTATGATTCACCCCCTGCATATGCACAATTGACATTTCCGCTTGCATCCTCTTCAATGACATATCCGAACAGATTCAGCCTTTTGGTGATGTTCAATTCAGGAATCAATGCCTGTCCTTGTGCATCAAATTTTTGAACTGTGACACCATTCACCAGAATGCTGATTTCATCATTGTCAATGACAACCCTGTTTGGATTGTCCACCTGTCCGATTGTCAAACCATTAACATCAAAAGTGAAGTACTTCAACACTATGTTCAACTGCTCCTGCAAAACACCATTGACTTCTTCAATGTGCTTCGTGGTTTCAGTGAACTGCAATGTCATCTGCTCCGCAAGCAATTGTAATTGTGAAGAAACTGTTTTCTTATATGATTCAAAATCCCCTGTTTCTGTGTATGACTGCAAAGCATTGAAAAGTATCTGTTCAAAGTCATTGGTCATTGTTGTGTTCTGTTCAATTACAATTTCTTTCAACTCGCTTGCGCTTGCTTCCACTTCACTTGAAACAAGTGCCTTCAAATCACTTTGTGAATTTTGGATTGTTGTGACTGCACTGGCAAGTGCTTCATCACGTTCCAGTTGAAGGTCTGACAATGTTTTAAAATTGTCACCAACTTCAAAAGTTGATGCCTTTTCATCCACAACATTCACTGTCTTTTTGATGATTCTTGCAACGTCATTGATTCCCAGAAGTTCATTTTTTATTGGATGATAATTGCAAACATCAAAATCATTGATGTCAAGCCCAAGCAAAGACAGGTCAAGTGCGCTGATGGAATACTTAATTTGCACCCTGTTGTTTTCGGCAATCCATGCCTTCCCCTTTGCCAGAAGATTGCTTGCAACTGTCACATCATCAAATAATACTGTGGCATATCGTTTGCCATACGCTTGAAGTGCTTCTTCACTTTCAATATATTCAACGCCACCATTCACACTTGTTATATCCAGACGTTCTTCAGACGGATTGCCTTCTGAATCTGTCAGTTTCGCACCAAGCGGAATCACTCTGGAAACATAGTCAATTGGGTTGTCTTCTCTGGTGATTGCCTTCATATTTTTTGACAGTGCAATTTCCGTTGAAAGCGTTGCGCCCCTTTTCTCCACATAGTCCAGATAATTCACACCATCCACCACACGGAAAGTGATTTCACCACCAAGTTTGTCAATCAGTTTGGTTTTGATTGTCTTCCATGAATCTTCACGCTGTATTCCAACATACAAATTGTTGTTTGGATCAGTCACAGTGACTTCACCAATAGTGAATTGCTTGTACTCTTCCACCTGCGAATTGTGAACGCTCAAAATATATTCAAGAAACCCATCAACAGTCCAGTTCTGTGTTGCCACATATTTCTGTTGACTGTCACACAAAAATCCCAGATAACTTTCACAAACTGCTTCCTTTGAAAGCAAGCCTGATTCATCCATTGAACTACTGGAATAAATGACACGCCCCTGAAATTCATATCTGTTCTTGTTCGTGTTGTATACTGAAACAAGTGTCAGAAAATCATGGATTGCATTGAAACCGACATTGAATGGATTCACAGAAAAAGAAAAGGAATCAATTGTATTGATTCCCTTCACCACACTGCCACTGTTCAATTTTTCCTTGACACCATGAATTTCTGTTTCAATAGCATCATTTTTCAATTTAACAATATACATCAGAACACCTCTTCAAAAAATTCAACTCTAAAAGTGCCACTTGTGGACACTGGCTGAATCGTCAACGTGTTTGTTCCAGATTCAAGCTTGAAGGAATCATTTGACGTTTCACCAGAACCGATTGAAAAAGTTGTTCCACCATACTTGAAACTGACAGGAACACTTGCAATCAATGTGGGCGTGATTCGGTGGCTTGAACCATTTTCAATTTTCACTTCTGTTTCTTTTGCTGTTGGAATCGTGAATTCAAATGCCCTTTTGGTATTTGCAACCATGAATGGATATGCACTGAAGGTCACTGTGATTGTTGTCTTTTCAATCTCACTGTCATCAAAGTCAATTCCGTCAAAAGTTGCAATGAAATGATAGTCTTCAATGAACGGATCATGCAGTTCTTCTTCAAATACATTCATCACCCATGTCTTGAAGGCAATCTTCTTCTCTTCCAACTCTTCAGGTGTCATTGCATCAATTTCAAGGATATATTTCAATGCCCTTTCTTCCCAATACAATTCACCATCTATTTTTGAAAAATCATATGTGATGTTTGAAAATGGCACTGTGTCCTTGATGCTTTTCTTCTTCGGTGAACCTATCACCCTTTCTTTCACATTGGCTTCAAAATCGTCATAGGAATATTTGTTGCCAATCTGCAATTGGTCAATCATCTTGACACCCCCTTCCACAATTATTTTTCAAAATTATGATGAAGTTATTTCATCAATGTCTTCTTTGGTAATATCAGAAGCACATTCACACAACATGGACAATAGTTTTTCAACACCACAACTTGGTGTGATGACGTTGCCATTTTCATCTTTCAAAATTTCCTCTAAACACTGGTTTATACTATCCATTTTTCCACCTTCTTGTATGTTTATGGTGTACCACCATCAATGTCACCGACTTTTTCAGACAATGTTTCAAGCAACTGCCTGATGTCACTGTGCGCTTCTTCAGAAGTGTTGTGTGCAGAAACAGCCTTTGATGCATCAGGCAAATTTTCTGTTTTCACATAATCAGTCAAAGTTTCATTCAATGTTTCCTTTGATACCAACCCTTCAATCAAAGTTTTTATCTTCTCCCAAAAATATGCTAATACATCCTTTTTCATTTCTACTACTCTTTTCTTCTGTAATATTTAAAAGAATGATAGTCTGTTCCTATCAGCCAGACTGCACCGCAGTCATTCCCTGCACTAAATTGGAATTTAGATAATCATTAAGCATAAGGATACGCACCATTTACAAAAACTTGGTCATAACCCGTAATCTCTCCTACATGGTCACGATAACCACAAACTAAGTTTCCCTCATAACCGATATAGCAAGTACCGAGTCTTGTTGCTCCGCTTGCAGTGTTTCTATATATACAGTTAAAAATAGGATATATACCACCTTGTGAGCCAAGAGGTCTAGCAAACCCCTTGACATATGGAGTGCCCTCTTTTATAACCGCTTCACTTAAGGTAAAATAAATACCAAAAGAGAACATTTTTGTAGCTCCCATTTTACGCGCTGGTGTTGCGCTCGTAGCTTTAACAACACTACTATCTATTGCCGTTATGGAAACTTCTTCTATGGCTAAATCGCTCTTTGGAACAAATTCATCAAGAGAATACTTTCCATTATATAAACTCCAAATATGGAGTTTATTGTCGCCAATTTCTTGCAGTAGCATTGAACCCACAGTTCCGTCCATAGACTTAATATAGTTGCCTTGTAACATAGTTGTGCCGTTGTTTACCGTAACTCCACCGTTGCCACCCTCGATATCTCCCCATATTGCGAATATATCGTCAGCCATTGTGGCGGTACTACCACCCGTATTTATCTTGATATTTTTGAAACCGTTTAAACTTTCATTTACTGAAGCAGTATTAATTGCATACGGCAAATCGTTCCATGCTGTTGTTCCGTCACCGATTTTAAGATTGGTTATCCCAGTGCCCACACCATCATCTGGTACTTCAAAACCAATTTCACCTTCTGCCAAAACTGTGTTGGCTGTTTCCCATTGTGCCTTTGTTCCTCTTCGTGGTCTTATTTTTGCAAACATATCTTTTTCTCCTTAACTGTTATTTATCGGATAGCCACCATTGAAATCGTTGTCATACGTTTCTTCTTCGGTTGTAGGTGTTCCACCATTCATGTCTGTGTATTCAAGTTGCAATGCAGTGATTGCATCCAAACACAACTTGCCTGCATTCTCCGCATCCAAAATGGATGTTTCAACTTCTTTTGTCCATGTTTCCTGATATTCTTTCATCAGGGCATCTTGGTCTGCCACAAATTCCGCTTGATTCTTCAGTATGGAATCATACTTGCTGATTAACTGCTGATATATGTCAGGCGTTGGATCAGAAGGCTTCAAGGCTTCAGTGATTGCACCCTGCTTGATTTTATACTTCAGCACCTTGGATGTTCTTGTGACTTCACCTAATACACCAAACACACCGAAGTACATAGTTCCTTCAGAATCCGTCACTTCATGCGGAATTTCACACATATTTTCTTCATTAACAAGTGCATGGTAAACATCTTTTGCGTTTTTATAAAAAACCGCAGTCTTCGTCATGCCATCCCACTTGCTACAAAACTTGAATGCAATGTAAGATTCATGCACACCACCTGATGCAAGCACAGGTGAATTTGTGACAATCATGTCTTGGTCAATGCATTCAACATTGATTATTGTCTTCATTTGTAAATTCCTTTCCACAACAAAAGGACACCTTTTTCAGATGTCCTTTTGTTATTTGCTGTTATCCTAATACAAGCCCCCTGCTTTTGAAAGTTGTGCGCAATCCGTTCACATTGTCAGCATCATTTGCAGTGGCAGTTGCGAAATTTCTACCATTGACATACAAATCAATTGGTCTGCTTGCCAAATCTGCAACTGCATCTGCCAACGCCTGCACATCTGCAACCTGCATTGTTCTTTCAATTGCGCCTGCCACATAATCTTCCAATCTGTCAATTGGAAGGACCGCTTCTGCACCTGCTTCACCAACACCCTTCAATCCAAATGGCGTATTGAAAATAGTCGGTTTTGTAAAAATACCACCATCTTTGTACCAATCAATTGACAGTTTGGGAACGCTCGGTGGATTCAGTGAAAAGCTTCCAGTGATGCTGAAATGTGGCATCTTGATGTCAGGCAATTTCAGTTTTAAACCACTGAAGAATCCCTTGATTGTGTCAATGATGCCCTTGATTTTGTTCTTTGCTTCCTCAATTGGATTGATGATTGCAATTTTGATACCAAGCCATGCATTGGTTGCTACCGACTTGATGCCATTGAACACGCTTGAAGTTGTTGACTTCACAATGTTCCATGCTGTGGAAACCGCTGTCTTGACACCATTCACAACAGTTGTGACCGCTGTTTTGATGCCATTCCATGCACTGGTTGCAACTGACTTGACAGCATTGAAGGCTGTTGTTGTTGCTTCCTTCACAGCGTTCCATGCAAAAGAAACCGCTGTCTTGATTCCTTCAAGAACTGGTGTCAGTGCATTTTTGATTGCATTCCATGCTATTGTAAAAGCAAGATGGATTGCATTCATCACTGTTTCCATAGTGGTTTTTACTACATTGATTGCTGTTGTGACTTTTTCCTTGATCCATTCCCATGCTTCAAAAACATATGTCTTGCAGTTTTCCCAAATAAACATGAATGGAAGTGTGATAATTTGCACAACGCCACTGATGATTGAACCAATCAGCATCAAAGCAACCTGCACCACATTCACAATTGTGTTCCAGATTTCTTGCAGTTTAGTCCACAATCCTGTGAAGAATGTCACCACTGGCTGAATCACATTCACATCAACCCATGA